AATCCCATGGGACTTGTTAAAGCTTTACCTAAAATATTTTTTTCAAACATTGTTTGACCATCTGATGTACCAACAATATTACCTAGTCTTGCTTTTGCCATTATATTTTCTAAACCAGCTCTACTAAATATAGATCCTACATTTCCAAGAAATGTAGCTGGTTTAAATATATTAGATATAGCACCACCAAAAAAACCTTTTCCTGCTGCTATGTTGCCTAGTCCACCAGTTCCTGCATATAACAATGCAGCTTTACCTATTGGTGACTTTGCAATTTTCTTAATACCACGTGTAACTTTCTTAACAAGTTTACCTAGACCATACATCTGTCTTGCTGATTCAAAATCCATTTCACCACCTACAACATCATTATTCATTATACCACCTTCAGCTGCAAATGCCATAGCATCACCTCTTTCTTTTAACGCTAGTTGAACCGGGGTCAGTGTTTCTTGGTCCATGGTGCTTGGTGCTTCAGCAAACATTGTTTGATCAGGTATAATTAGTTGATCAGCTCCATCTCCTGTTTGTGTTATTGGATTACCATAAGCGTCTATCTCACCTGAAAGTCTTTGACTAGTATATGATTTTAAAACATCTTCTTTTTCTTCCTCTGATAAATTAGCAAACTGTTCTTTAGTTAATGTTTTTCCATATAAATCTTTATTTGATCCTTGATATTTGTATCGTCCAGCATCAAAAACTTTATCTAATAAAAAATCTCTAGTATTTAGTGGACCAAACTGTGATGCAAATGCAGCGATTGGTGAAAACTGCCTTGCTATATTTTGAACTTTTCTAACTGGGGCATTAAATCTTCTAAACTTTTCTAATTTTTCTTCTATTTTATCGTCGGCCGCCATAATGGCAAGATTTCTTAGATCTTCTCTTCTTTGACGTTTTGCTAAATCTACTATCCTATCTCCACTAGCTCCACCTGAAGGTTGATTTGAAGGAGGTGAAAAATCTCTTCCAGATCCCATTGAAGTTGCACCACCACCTGGAGGTCCACTTGGACCAGAAAAATCTCTCCCAGAACCCATTGAAGTTGCACCACCACCTGGAGGTCCTCCAGGTTTTAAACCTATACGTCCTCCTTGTGCTAATAATTGTTTTGCTTGTTGTGCTCTAGTTATGGCCATCTTACTATCTTATTTTGTTTTTCCAAATAAATCAAGGCTTGGCATGATGACTGTTACATCTCTTCTAATGTCTTCAGGGTCTACGTTTTTAGCTTTCCAATCAGAGTCATCCTTGTATTCCTCGCCTGTTTTCTTGTTCGTTATCTTTTCTATTATCTTTTCTGGTTTTAGTTCCATCATTATGTTGTTACCTCTCTTGGCTGTATTTCTAATATAGAGGCTATGACGTGCAGCTCGTTCGCGTCAGCAGCTTGTACCTTTAATACTTCACTCTCTTCCATTACAAGTGGATTAGTTAGAAGTTCTGTTGTTGCTTTAGATCCTATGGCTTTGTCTTTAAATAAGTTAAATATTGTGCCACTAGAATTAACTAAAGTTATAGTTATTGTAGATCCTGATCCAGCGTCTTCAGACACCAACAATGATTTTACAACAGTAGTAGTTGCTGTTGGCACTGTATACAGTGTTGTTAAATCTGTTGTAGTTAAATCTACTTTTTTATTTTTAAAACTATTAGCCATTAATTAATAAAGAAGTTAAATGCTTCTACCTCTTGTTTTAATTCTTCTTGAAACGTTGTGTTTAATTTTTCTACAATTGCATCAAGATCTCTTACTTGTGCTTCTGCAGTTGTTACTTCATATTCTTTACTTGGTCTTGTTAATACTTGTACTATTTTTGCCATTATCGTCTCCCGTCTGGTTGTATGTCTAATCTAAAAGTTCCTAGCTTCCAACTTTGACTAGCTCCTGTATTAGCTATTTTTAATGAAATAGCTCTTGCTCTTGCACGTGTATCTACTTTTTGTGTAGATGATGACACTGTAAAAGGTCCAAGTGATGAGCTTGCTTGAGTGTCGCTTGGAAAATCTCTTAATTGTAATGTAATTTGTGCATTACCTGTTTGAGAAACAAAGTCTGGTATGAATCTTCTAATTTTCATTAAAAACTCTCCGTCTCCTCTAAGATCAGGCATTCCAGTTGATTGTCCTGTTATACCTCTTCTTTGACTTATGTCAAAGTCTCCTGATTCAATACTAGAAGTAATTGTTGTAGTAGTTGAGCCTTTAACCTGATCGGTTCCTGTTTCATGTTCATAATAAGTTGTAATACCATCAGTATTACCTACAACATCAAAAGACGAGTCAGTGTCCGCATCATAGAAAGTTGCATGAGGTTTACCAAACACCGCTGAGTCTTTCCATGAAGTTCTAGCAAGTGTGCCTATTGTCCAAACAGGTCTTTGTGGTGATGAATCAAAATAATTATAAGCAACCATTTTATTTACAACGGATGACGTTGATGATGGATAAAACCATATGACCTCACCAAACAAATTATTTAACCCTGCAGTGACCATTTGGTTTCCAGACTCTAAATTTATATCATCGTAAACGTGATCCTCTACTAAACAAGGTAGTGATTCTAGTTTACCAGCATATCTAAAGAAACCATTTTCTGACATCCAGTATGCAGCACCATCAACTTCAACACACGCATTCTGTCCAGCAAGTCCGCAGTTAGTTCCAACTTGTGCAAACGCAAATGTAAATGGTTGACCAACAAAACGTTGAGTAAACAAAGAAGTGTCCGTCCAAACATAAAGAGCATCTCTACCTCTGATTGCTCCTCTGATCTGTGATCCGTCAGCCAGTCTTTGTGTGCCGGCTGTATTGGTTGCTGTAGGTGTATAAGTGTTTATATCCTCTTGGTCCGAGAATCTAATAAACATATCATCTTGTGTATCTGCATCACCTATTGTTGTTTCTGTTCCATAAAATACTAAGTGTCTATCCGGTGTTGATACGACCATATGCCTTGATGCCGTTGGTGCACCAGATATAATTGTTGCTCTTGTGGTTGTTGCATTTGATAAACTAGAGTCCCATTCAAAACATGCGTTGTCATGAATTAAACAAATTGCTTTATCACCAAAGTTATCAAGTGACCACATACCAGGTTCTAATACTAAGTCACCAGACGCAGCCTCGCCCCATGCAACATAATCACTTGTGTTAGTTACTGTGGCACCATCTGAGTGAGATGCAGCTGTAGTGTTTCTCACACCTCTTGTAACACCAGTCAAAGTGTTTGTTGAAATACCTGTGTAAGATATTTCTTCTGTGCCTATTAATATAAAGTTTGTACCTGAACTTGGAAACTGTGATACATCCGTTAATACTATTGTGGTTGTCGAATCATTGATTGCACCATTTAAAGTAGTAGTAGCAGCTCCAGGTTCTTCTCCACCCCAAGAACCAAGACCCCAACCAAAACCTTTCGCCTGCACTGCAGGTCCTACTGGATAATAATGTTGTACTCTTATTCCACCTGATGTTGTTGCACCAGATCCTGTTTCATTTGATGGCATTGTTATAGTTAGTGTCGTAGTTGTTGGAACTGTTGTAACCATAAATTTTTTATCATCAAAATCAGAAGAACTAAAATTAGAACCAGTTATAGCGGTAAAGTTATCTAAAAGTATTATATCTCCCGCGCTAATGTTGTGAGACGTAGAGAAAGTTATAGTTACTACCGCTGATCCATTGGTAGTGCTAAATGCGTTTGTAAGTGTAGTTGTTGTTTTGATTGGGTGTATGTCATAAAATACACCTCCAGAGTAAGCATATAAAATTCTGTTTGTACCAATAATAGCGTATTTTCTACCCAAACTGTTATTGTAATGATGAAGTCCTCTAGCTGACCCAGTAAGATCATTAACTCCCAACTGTTTCCATCCACCTATTTTTTCAGGTGTGCCATATCTAAATCTAACATTATCACAGTTAACCCACTGACCTTCTGCTCCAGTTTCTGATATTTGCTTGTTTATGCCTGGTTGAAACCCTATTTTTTGTAACATATTATTTACTTACCATTTAAATTTATAGTATACAATTTTTAAAAAGAACCTATAATACAATGCTTTTATGAATCTTTCCATAGGAACCCCGCTTTTAAAGGCGCACTTTGATAATCATTTAAACCTTAAAAATAACCTATTATCTCTAATTGATCAATCAAAAATTGAACCCGATAAGGTAGAATTTAAAGATGTTTTTCAGAAATTAGATTGGAATCAGTCCTCTGATTTCAATAGACCTTGGGTTAAATACTGTATTGCAGATATTCAAAATCAGCTATCAAAAATGAGTTATGATATAGGATTTAAATCAATTCAAATAAATCAAATATGGTTTCAACAATATGGTAATCAAGGCACTCATGGTTGGCACATTCATGCTAATAATTTTACAGGTGTTTATTATTTAGAGTTTGATGAGCATCAATATACTCAATTATTGGACCCTCTTGATTTAGATAGGGCGATTTCATTAAGAGTTGTAGAGGGTGATTTTATCGTTTTTCCATCACATATTATACACAGATCTGGTGTTAATCAGACAGAAAAAAGAAGAAGTATCATTTCTTTTAATTTTGATGTAAAAGATATTAGAGATGATTTATTAGCAGAAAGAACTATTAAATATGTATACTAAAAAAGAAGTTACTTTTATAGACGATGTATTAACAAAAGAAGAAAATTTAGCACTACTAAATAAACTTTGTTATCACCAATGGTATTTAACTAAATGTAAAGACTATGGTACTTTAATGGCACCCTTGTTTTCTGGTAGAAGTGGTGGTTTTAGTGTTGCGACTCTGCAAGACGGTAAACCTTTTGACTCTCCTTTAAATAAAGAAGCATATAAAATAACAAAAAAAGTTTGTGACACATTAGAGATAAAGAAGTACGAAGTAATAAGATTTTTGTGGAATATGTATTTTCCAAGAAATCATACTGATTATCATCAAGACGAGTATACAGAAGATTATTTAAGTATTTTATATAATCCTCACACGACTGATGGAGGAACGTTTGTTAACAATATCTTTCACAGAGATAAAATGGGTCAAGCAAAAGTTTATAAAAGTATGGTTGAGCATAGAGGCAATCCCCCATCAAAAGATGCTATTCGTTTTAATTTAAATGTTTTGATTAAAATCTAAATTAAAAGCTATTGAGATTCTTTCTTCATTACTTAAATTATCTTCTACTGAATGTTGTAGCCAAGATGGAAACATAACAAGTTGATTTTCAACAGGAGGCAATATCCAAGCTCCAGAGTTGTGTTCTTTAAAGTTAGAAATAACACTGTCATCCCAAGTATAAGTCATAGAAAAATCAGAAGGGTGGTGAAAAAGTAAATCACCACTTTTAGGACTTGTCTTTACATAATAAGTTCCAGAGACCATGCATCTTGGGTGCACATGTCTAACATTATAATCTCTGTGTTTATTTATATTTATCCAAGCATCTTTTATAGACAATGGTTTTTTTAAATGACAAAAATTTCTATATGTTTCTGCTAATCTTAAAATTTCGTCAAACAATGGATTTAAAATATTATGCACACCTGTTAAGGGGGGTGATTGCCAACCACCTCTATTACTTATATCCACTGTTTTAGTCTTATCTTTTAATTCTTTACAATAAAGAGCTATATCATCAGTTTTTAAATTTAATTTTTCAACAAGAAGAGGAATAGAAAAAATACCTGTTATCATTTAGCGTCCAAAGTAAAATAAATATAGCTTCTTTTTTTATCTGATTTATTTTTAGTTAGTTTAAAATCAACGTTAAATGGAATAGATAAAACAGTGTTTTCTCTAGCTATAAAATTAAATTTATTTACAAAATCAGTGTGCGCAATAAATACTTCAGTTTGTCTTTCAAAACAAAACAAACCACAATCCTCATCCACATCTAACATATATATTATTTGAAACAAAACATTAGGTTTAACAATACTTAAATTTGTTTCGTCCTTTAAATCTTCAACATATTTAATGTTATTAATAAATAACTCATTTTTATCTATGTTATAGTTTTTTGTTAGACTAACAATAAAATTGTTAACAACCTTTTCAAAACTATCTTTGTTTACTATGCTTGTTTTTTTAACTTGTTCTTTAAATTTAGTATCTTTTTGATCAGTAAAAAATAAAGAGTGGGTAAATATATTTACTTGATTCATTTAACATCTCCCCACATTCTTCTTTGATCCATATAAAAATTTTTATTAGGCCCATTTAAATTTACATAATGTAAAAATGTTTGAGCGTGCCAATCACCTTTAAAAGGTTCTCGCCAATGATCTATCTCACAGCCTTTATACAAAACAGCGTCTCCTGGTTTTGTAATATATTTTTTGTCTCCAACATAAATCTCCCAAGGAGTTCCGTCTGAGTTTATATGCACCGTAACACTAATTTCACAAGAAGGTCTATCTTTATGTTTTGGTAAATCAGACTGATAGGTATAAACTCTAAAGTAAGAATAGGTAGGCAACAGTTTTAATTTAATGTTCTTCTCAATTAATTGTCTTTTGTTTAACATTAAAGATTCCATTAACGGGTCTCCGTAAAAACTAGAATCACCATTACTGTTTTGATTGTCAAAATTTGTTTTATTTTGTCTATGCATTATTCTACAATAATCTGTAAGAATATTTATTTCTTCTTTTGTTAAAAAATTTTTAATTAATTTATGTTTCATGTTTAAACAATCCATCCTACTACAGTTATTCTTTCTCCTTTTGTAACTGGCTTAACACAATGAGCATACATAAAGTTACTAGGAAATAAAACTAAATCACCGACTTTCCCTTGAATAATAAAGTCGTTTTGATTAGGTAATTTAAAAAATATTTCTCCACCTTCATACTCATCATTACAAAACAATATAACACTCATAGTTCTAGGTGTTTTAAATCCATGGTCCGTGTGCCATGTATAAAAATTATCTTTATGATATTTTAAAACATTCATTTCAAAATATTTTTCATAATGAAGATACTCGGAGTTAGTATCATTTCTATACCTTTCTAAATTTTGAATAAAACAATTATTAAAATAATTGTACCAGTGAACATTTGTTAAACTAGGATTATTATCATTTAGAGGTAAAGTTTTTACATCTCTAATGTCAGTATTAACCATGGTCCCTTGTTTAGTTTCAATAGGAGCATTTTGAAATTGTTTAGATTCATTTGCATATAACAAAAATTTAGAAATAATTTTTTTATCTAAAACATCATTATATACTTTTATAAAATCATCTACTTCCATGATTTTTTATTCCAATATAATGATTTATATTTGTGTAACAATTTTAAAGAAAAACCAAATTGCTCTCTTGTTATTTGTTTAGTTGTCTTACCTTTTATTTTCATTCTCCAACTTTCTCTTTTAAAAGGAATAACTTGAACGTAAGGAGTTCCTTTTTTAATAGTAGTTTCCAAAGTTTCATACTTGTCACCATTTATGATAAACGGAAAATTTATTTCTCTTGGGTAGTTATCTGTATCAACAATACCTGGTATTATACTAAACCTATCGTCTGAATTATTAAGTGGAGGAACAAATAAACAAGAATACCCCGGAGGTGTTTTTATTTTCCATGGATTTAAAAACTTTAATACACCTTGGTTGTTATTTTTTTTAAGGTGTGGAGATCCTTCTACTTGTCGTGGAGAATGATGTTCGTTTCCCTGCCTGTTTAAATTAACAAAATGCAAATTTAAAAAACCAGCTTCTTCTGACATTGGACATGCAAACGTGGTGTCTTTTTCACCATTTTCTTTATTAAAGTTATGATTTATATAAAAGTCTTGAGGCAGTTTTAAAATATATCCTGCGGACATTGAATCTAAAAAAGGCATACAACCTTTTACTGTTTTATCTTGCCAATCATGGTTTAATTTTTTAAACCATTCGGGTAAATTATTTTTAGCAGGAATGGGATACTCGCTTTTTAAATTTGTGTAAATTTCATGAGCACTAAACTCTATTACATTATCAAACATTTTTATTAACCTCTAAGAAAAAAACTTGAACAGTTCTAGAATCTTTATTCCAGTCTATACCTGCAGAATGAAATAAATGAGATTTAAATAAAATACACCTATTTGGTTTAGATCCCACAATAACATCTGGTTTTATTTGATCTGCGTAAGAATAAAGTCTTGTACCATCATCAATACTAAAACTATCAAAATATATAACACCAGCCCAATCACAGTTATCTGGGTCCTGATGAATTAATGATTCTTTTCTATCTTTGTATGGAGACTTTAACAATTCAGAAGTTAATACTTTTCTAAAAAAAGACTGTAGTTTATTTACTTTAAACTGTGTTTTTTCAAGTATAGTTTTTTCTGTAATTTTATATTCTATTTCTTCTTTATTAAAAGAGTTAGATTCCCAGGTTGGATAAGCGTCTAATCTTGATGGATAGTAAATATTTTGAGGAACCTGTAAACCTTTCATGTTACACGTTCTTTGAAAATTACACATTAAACCAAAGTTTTCTTTGGAATAAAAATCATCTATTACAACAAAATTTTGCATATAATTCTTTCTTGCACAAAAGAGTTATATCAAAAATTAATCTATTTGCAAGTGGTCGTAATAAACGTTACTGTTAATTGATTTTACGTATTCTGCAAAGGACGTTGCAGGATCAATAGTTAAAGAGTCAATGTCAATTGCATTAATCATATTTAAATAATCAGCCAAAGAAGTTTTTACTTCAGGTCTAGCCATATTAAGAGAATGGACAATTTTCTTTTTAGCGAACTGATATGTTTCTTTACTATGTGTTGGAGATATATCTTGAACACCTAAAACACCGTCTGTAACTTTAAAAGTTGCTTTTTCTTCAAACACTTTAATTAAATCTGCATCAGCTAAATCTACAATTGTATAAGATGATTGAACTATTCTTGTTGCTGCATCTAAGTCTGATTGAGTAAGAAATGCTTTGTATACTCCTCCATCACTCATTGATCCCATTACAATTTTTGCCATAATTAACTTCCTAAATTTTCGTAAATATATAAAAACCCAGCACCACCATCCATGCCGCCCTCTGCTTGAACGTTTCCAATAGGTCCTCCTTGACCCATAGATATTCTTGCATTGTCATCATCAAAATTTGTTGGTGAATTAGAAAAAAGATCTTGACCCATAGCTACTCTAAAGCTTTTGTTCATTATGTTTCCTTTAGTAGAAGCTCCAACACTTGTCATGTCAAATGTTTCTCCAGAAACAGTCCCTTGATTTCCTTCTGCTCCTCCTGGGCCTCCAGCACCTCCGCCGCCATTTGCAGCTACCGTCGCTGGACTTCCAAAATTAGTTGCTCCTCCGCCATTTCCGCCACCGCCTTGGCCTTGTTGGCCAGTTCCTCTAGCACCTACTGAATATGCTTTTGTGTAAGGTTGTGAAATAGGAGTTGCATAAAGTGCAAAACCTCCAGCTCCTCCATTTTGATTGTTTCCTGGAGTTCGGCCAGCACCTCCGCCGCCTCCACCAATGTAGGCAACAATGTAGTTAGCGTTTGGTTGTGCAGTATAATTACCTGATGCAGGTCCAGTTGCTCCAAATGTTGGAACTAAGTTTGCACCAGCTGATCCAGAAGATGCACTTATAACTCTTCCTGAAGAGTCTACTGTAATGTCTGTTGCTGTAAAAGAACCTTTTGCAGATTTTATAATTTTTGGCATTAAGTTTTCCTCCTATTAATCTACCATTTCTACGTATGAAACATGGTAGTCTAAATCATTTGCGGCACCTGCTGTTACAGCTATGAGATCTGTTTCATCTAAATAGATTGGTCTATCAATAAGACTTAACGTTGAATCTGCTGGCACAGAAATAGTGCTTGCAATTTTATAATAAGTTGAACCGTTGTCGTTACTAATTTCTACTGTTGCATCAACAGCGTTAGATCCGTCATCGTTTGCTAATAATATTGTATCAATTCTAACTGCAGTTTCTGCAGGAACGTCAATCATAGTTGTTCTATTAGTGTCTCCTAAAGTACCCATTGCATTTTTAGGTGTAATGGTTGCTATGTTAACTAGATTAGGTGTTGCCATTTTTTATTCTCCTTTTATATTAATACCCGAAAACCATGGAGAAGACAATACCTTTTCCATCTGTTGTTATTTTTTGTGTAGAACTAGTGCCATTAGCATTAGTTAATTTACCAACTCCTGTGCCTTTTGGCACTAAAGTAAGGTCTATATTAGAGTCTCCACCAACCGCTGAAATAGTAGGACTATTACCAGTCGCAGCGTTTGTTATATCAAAATGGTTGACTGCAGAGGCTGTTGTTTGAAATTGTAATTGTTCATTACCGTTTTCATCTCTTATTCCGTGATCATCGTCAAAATCAATCATAAAAGAATTGGTATCTAAGTTACCACCAAGTTGTGGCGACGTATCATCTACAACATCTCCACCAAATTCAACAGTAACTATATTTGGATTTGTACCATCATCTGCTTTTGCATAAGCAATAACAGTTTTACCATTTGCAATAGTTGCACTTGTTCCTGAACCACTAACATATTTAAATACTACGTTTTGAGATCCAGAAGTTCCATTTTTTAAAAGATACATTTGTTGAACATCTAACGGTATTGTTACATTTCTAGATGCAGTTAATGTTCCAGTAAATTCTATAACTCTATGTGCAAGTGTTGCACCGGTTGATCCATCTGATACGGATAATGTTGTATCCCCTGAATCTGAAACTGCTTGCGAAGCAGTACCACCAGCTAATTGTTCAATAATTTCTAAATTAGTATTAGTTTTTGTACCCCAAGTACCAGCGTTTTCACCAGTTGCTTGTTTTTCTATACCTAAAGGCGTATATGTTGATGCCATATTTTATCTCCTATGCAACGTCACTATAACTTGTATTTGATCCAGTTGCAACATTAGAAATAGTACTATTTGATCCTGTAGAAATTGAGCTCGGTGTCGTATTTGAACCAGTGCTCACTCCAGAAAAACTACTATTTGATCCTGTTGACGTCGCACTATATGACGAATTTGATCCAGTGTCAATATTACCGTAAACAGGAATTGTTGTAATTAAACCTAAACTAGATGTTATTGATAACCCTGTAAGACCAATAGCTAAATCTGCAACTGTTGTTGATCCAATAGATGCTGTGGCTGAAACACCAGAAATTCCTATTACATCAGCTGGTGTTATTGAGCCAACTGAAACTGTTGAAGAAACACCAGTTGGCACTACTACAGGATTAGATGTAATTGTAACATCTCCAATACTTGCAGTTGCTGATTGACTAGTTAATCCCATAGCTTGATCAGCTATGGCAGCAACAGATCCAACACTTGCAGTTGATGATTGCCCACTTAATGTAATTCCTTCAAGTATGGTTATAGTTCCAACATCAAGTGTAGACTCAACTCCTGTAATTCCTAAAACATCTGCAGGTAAAATAGAACCAACACTTGCAGTTGAAGAAACTCCAGTAAGTCCCATAACGTCTGCAGGCACAAGAGAGCCAACATTTGCAGTTGAAGAAACTCCAGTAACTTGAACAAGAGAGTTTACAGAAGCGTCCCAAGGTTCTTCACCCCAACCATTTCTACCCCAACCAACAAGAGTTCCAGAATTAGAAAGATCACCTATGGCCGATGTTATTTCTTGCCCTGTTATTCCAATTACATCTGCAGGACTAATTTCTCCAACAGAGGAAGTAATTTCTAGGCCACTTAATTCTACAGTGTTAATAGTTGTGATTGTTCCAAGAGAAGATGTAATTTCTAGTCCTGTTGGTTTAACAGAATAATCTACACCCCATCCAGATATACCCCACTCTTGTCTTCCCCATCCTTCAAAGTTAGAAGATTCGGTTGTTCCTACAGCAGATGTAATTTCTAGTCCTGTTACTGTTACGATAGTTTCTAAATCAACAGTGGCAGGAGTAAAATAAACATTTATTGGCCTATCAGAAAGATCTAATTCTGCTATTGTCGCTGGAGATGCAGAAGCAGTTCCTTGTGCGGATGTTATTGATAAACCTGTTGGCTCAACAGAATATTCAACTCCCCAACCAGAGTTGTCCCATTGTTGTCTTCCCCAACCCTCAACGTTAAAAGATTGTGGTGTTCCTAATGCTGATATTGTTCCAGGAGAAGTAATAGATACAACTACTTCATCAGATTGCCATGTGTTAGCACCCCAAGTGTTATTTCCCCAGGTTGATGCCATAAGGAAGACCTCCTTATGCTAATCTTATGATTGCGTTAGTTGCGTCTGCTGTTGGAAATTGAATTGTGAATGTTCCACTTGTTACAGTTTTATCTGCACCAAATGCAATTACTGCGCAAGCAGGGTCACCAGATGCGGAATCATTGTAAATTACCGCACCGTTTGCAGTAAACGACGCTGAAGTATAACTCACATCAGAAAAATCACAAAGAGCTGTTGTTCCAGAACTAGTTGGAGTTACACTCGTAAGAGTTGCACCTCCTGCAGTGTATGCAGTTCCAGATGAATTTGTAATTTCATTTGAAGTTGAATAAGCTGTAGTTGAAGCCCCTAAAGATGCAGAGCTAGTGTACAAAGCTATTTTAAATGTGTTTCCAGTTGTAGCTGTAAAATCGTGAACTCCTTTTAAAAGTTCTACTTTAAAACTTGTGCAAATTGCCGATGTTATTGCCATAATTTATCTCCTACGGGTTTGCTGAGGTTACTGGTATACGAACAGTGCCATCAGTGTAGTCATCTCTTCGTCTTCTACCAACTTGCTCGTTAGCAAACTTCTGTACTTCTTGTTTATATTTATTTTCGTATAAAGTCAACATATCTATTGGACCTTTTAAAAATCCATATGTTTCTGACAAACAGCAATATAATAGCCCGTTTGGAAAATTAAGACTAATATAATTAGTTGTATTATCTGAGGCCAAAGTAGCTGGCATTTTATTGAAATGAATTCTAAATCTATATGTTGTATTAGGGACCGGAGACACGATAATACGTCCAGAGTTAGTATCCCCATCTCCTGTTGCTCCACCATACATAGCATAATATTTAGGCTGACCTTGAGCTGCAGATGTGCCTGTAATATCTTGATATTCCTGTAAATATGTGTAATCTTTTTTCTCTAACCATCTATTAGCGCCAGTAATTTCTGATCCTGCAGTATCATAAACTTGGACTCCTCTTACAAACAAAGCTCCTCCCGGAACATTTATAGTTTCTTGACCCGCAACAAAATTACCTAATTGTTGTTGTCTGTCAGCATCTATAGGTATATCTCTCATAATTCTATATTGTGAATTTAAAATTATATTTTCCAAAGTAGAGTCTGACAATACAGTAGAATCTGTTTCTGTATAATTTCTAATTTGTGTAACTAATCCACTAAAACTTAATCCAGCCATTATTTTCCTTTATGTTTTAAACGTATCTTTTTTTGTTTTGCAGTTTCGCCCACAACCTCTTGTTCGTTTTTATAAATAGGTGTATCTGATTTTTCAGGATGTAACATTACTTCATGAGGGTCCATTTCTTCTTTTGGTGTAAACCAACCTTTAATTATATTTATAATATGTTTTATCATGCGCTTAATGTGACTGGTCCAACGGAACAGCCAACTCCTCCTCCTTTAATTTCACCAACTGTAGCAGTATCTGTATCAACTGTAAAGAAGAAGAAATTTGCCACAGCATAATCTGTACTAACTCTTGCACCATCTCTAAATATTCCAGTTGTTATTGCATATCCTGCTGCTTTTGCAATGTTAGCTCCTGTAATACCGTCAAAGTCTGCAGGATTATTATATTGAAATGTTCCTCCGCCACCAGTATTTAAAGCTGGTGTCCCTCTAAATCTATATGTTGTTCCGTTTGTTAAACCGTGACCGGGAGCTGTAACATTTATAACTCCTGATCCTGCTTGATAAGTTTCAAAACCATCTTCTGGAATAGAATATGGAACAGCATTTTCTGTTCTTGCAGTTCTAACATGTCTTAATGCAATACCATCAGCACTCTGTGGTTTTGGTTCTAACTGTGGTTGTTTTGGTTCAAACTCAGATACATGCACAAAAGATCCGTTCCATTCTCTAACCATTTCTCTGTATGGAAATTCTAAACCAGATCTATCTGATATTGCTTTTGCATATTTACCTGTTGCGTATTTTGACATTATGCTCCTGGGTAATAAGTTTTAGGTGTTATGTGTGTGCTAGAAGCAGAACCATCTTCTGCTAATGCTCTTGCTAATTCATCTTCATAATAAAGTTTCATAGCTTGCACCATTTGTGGTTGATATTTTTGTGCAAGATAAAAAGCTAAACCTGAAGTCATACAAGGCACAAATCTAAACGGTATATCAGTTGCGTTTGTATAATCACCTACATCTTGAATTCTTTTTATGTAATAAATATGCATATCTTTAGATGCATTTGTTGAATCTGGTGTAGGGTAAACTTGAATACTTACATGATCAATAAATCTTTGTACAAAATATTGATTAGGTGTTCCTTTAGAAAGTTTGTTTGAGAAACCTCCATAAGATGATCTATCAACTTTTGTCATTGGACTATCTGATTGTGTAGTCTGGGTTCTATTAGATCTTAATTGTGCTTCAAGGACATCGGACATTCCATAAATGCCGTTTGTTGGTGTAGTAGTTGCAGAAGTTCCATCATCACTTGATCTAAAAAACTTATATTCTGCTTGACCTTCAATCATGTCAATATTAGTTTCTGCTATTTCCCAATAGTGAATACCTCTATTACCCCATTCTTGAAATAGGATATTTAAAGATCTTCTTGCAGATTTTAATTGATAACCGGCAACATTTTGTAAACCAATACGTTCAAAAGCTTCTTCTACTATTTCATCAATAGCAAAAGTTCTGTCGAACGTTGTTGTTCCCGAAGTAGTATTAGCCATCTAAACTCCTACGATTCGTAAACTTTAATCCATTCACAAACAATTGTAGCCGAATCTCCATCAGAACAAGCTGGTAAAACTACGTTAACATCACCTGTAAAACCAGTAGCTTCAGTGTTTTTTAGTCCACCAAAACTAGAGTAATCATATTCCATTTCACCTGCTAAAGTTTGAAATACTACATCTGTGTCAGCGTCCCACTGCATTCTAATTGCATCCACTGGTGCCGTTACAGAAACATTAAAACTAATTTTATTTAATCTTACAGTTTTGCAAGTTTTATTTGCTGGACTTGAATTTAATGCAGAAACATCAACTATTTTAGTTGTGCCTCCACTAGAATCAGAAACTACATTGTAGTGAGTGATAAGTTTTTTTGATCCGTCGAATACAGTCGTGTTTAATACTGTGTCTGCCATGTTTTCCTCCTATTAAAGAGCGCCTGCATTACCAGGCGCTCCGAGTTAATTATTTATTATGACGCAAATGCAAATGCACCAGTAGTTTGAGTTGTTTCTCTCGCTAATGATGATGCTATGTGCCATGTACCTTTTTCATAACAAATGAAAGCTATCTGTCCACCAATAGTTAGCAAGTTAGTTGCTGCGTTTGCTGGTGTGAAAGTTAATTTAGTTTCACCTGCTGCTGAAGTATCGAAAGTAGCTTCTGATGAAGCTCTTGATTCGATAACTGAACCAGTTGCCCAAACATCTGACCCTGCTGCATCAAATACTAAAGTATTTGTTCCACCAGTTGTGTCAACTGCTTGACAATAAACTACTATTGTACCTTGCGTTGCTGCAGGTAAAGTACAAGTTGCAGCTGCTGCACCTGTGTAGTTTATTACAGAAATAGTGTCTGCTGCTAGTGTAATACTAGTAGCTGTTGCTACATCTGATACTGATAAACCAGTTAAGTCAGGCATACCTGAACTCATTCTAGTTGTTACTGCTCCCGTAGTAGCGTTTTTAGTTGCTACTTGGAAACCTTTTTCCGAACGTACCGGTCCGTTAAACGTTGTTGAAGCCATAATTATATCCTCCTAGTTTCTGAACATAGTCTCTAGGCCGTCGACTATACGCGTCTATGTTCTTTTTATAATTGTATAGTGGTAATTTTATATACTAGATTTGAGTAGAGCGCAAGAGAGCCTGTAATGTGGATTGGATTTTTCCAACGATGTAGCTTTTGTTTAAGTAGCTACAGAAACTTCGGGTGCAGCATCGTCTATTTTATTTTGCAAATGCTCTTTTTTATATGGTTAATGACGTCTCTAACGGCTCGGTCAATTTTAACCATGTTTAAGGTATATCTACCTTCTTTAAGATGCTCCTGCTCCCATTTTAAGTCCAGACCCTTTTTCTGTGTGTAAAGGTTCTGTAGATGTGTTTGCATCTCCATTTATAACCTCCTCATAGGTTATTCTATTTACTCTTGGATCATGCATTTCTCCAAGAGATTCCCATTTTATATCATTTTCTCCAAGTTTGTCAATGATAGCATTTTCTATGTCTAATGGGCCATCGATAGAATCGATAGTAAAATCTGTATGCATTTTGTATGCATATATTTGAACTCTAAATTTTTTCATGAATCTCACCTTTAATTTTATAAATGGGGCGGTTTTAAGGCCGCCCCATAAATTTAGTTATTACGCACCTTCTACGCCGAAGATACCTCTAGGGTCTGATACTCCAAACGAGTATCTTT